CAGACCTGTTGACACGCCCTTCCGTATCAACAGGTCGGAAGCCTCCTGGAATTCAATGATATTTCCAGAATCACCGTACTGTGTGGTTTCCGGATTTTCGTTGGGGAACCAGGGGACTCCCGGATCGGAATCCCTGCGGCGTATCAGCGGGATGCATATCGGTCATGGCAATCTCTCGCTCGGCCGGATTTGTGGTGAAAGGTGCGTCCAGATGGATTCCTTCGCTGATCCATGGCACAACCACTGGACGCGCGGCCAGGACTGGAAAGCCATCATGTCGATCACGTTGGAACGGGCGCAGCCGAACTCGGGTAACCTGCGAAAGGTGACTGCCACCGGTATGGTCGGTCACACTACCAAATTCCCCGGCTGACGAACCATGGCCTCTGCTGATGAAATCTCGGCCTACACGGTGCGCCACGCCGGTCAGATCCGCGAGGTGGTCAACCGCAATGCCCTAGTCTCGCGCCTGGTGCTGCAGGGCTACAATGTCTACCTGCCGGTCTATGACGCCGGAATCGATTTCGTTCTTCACCGGGAGATCGACGATACCCTGCTGAAGGTCCAACTCAAGAGCAGGTGGACCATTGACCGCAAATACCTGGGCCGCGATTTGTGGATTGCCTTTGCAGATACGAACGTTGGCGACTGGTATCTGATGCCCCACGACGAGATGGTCGACCTGGGGACGCGCATGGGATTCACAGGTCAAGCGTCGTGGACAGAAAAGGGCCTCTATCATCGGGGTCCGCTGTCCCAGGCCATGCGTAAAATCTGCGAACCATACCGGCTGCCGGACGACGCCATCGCGATGACCGAGGCTGATCAAGAATAGATATCTGGCGTTCCGGAGCCCAAGATGCAGTTTAAAGAGCGCACCAGAATAGCTATCGCGGATATGATCTGCGGGAATTTCGATCAGGCGAAGTACTTCTTTGTGTACAGAAGTAGCAGCTATCTGACGCGGTTCTTTCGGGACTGCGACACCGACTATGTCCATGACGGCTCGACCAGGAATTATTGGGTTGCCGCGACCCTTGAAGAAATTCTCAACGAACCGCACCCCAGCGCCAACGTGCCGCCAGAGACGTTTGCGCGCGTGATCCGGACCTTAATGGACCAAGCGGACGCTACCAACGAGGAACCAGAACGCCCTGGCGCGTTGGAAATGCTGAATTCCGCCCTGGCCCGGGAGGGGTTCGAGGCCTTCTATGCCGAGGATCGGCAGTGCTACCTGCGTCACGTCGCCACCAACACCATCGCTGTCGCTTCGCCCAATCCGCACCGCCCGTTCTCCGCCGCCGAGCAGAAGCGCCGAGAGCAGTTGCAGGCCTATCTCGACAAAGCATCCGAGGACGAACTGATCGAGGAGGTGCTGCTGCCGTTATTCCGCCAGCTCGGTTTCCATCGGATCACCGCTGCCGGGCACAAGGACAAGGCGTTGGAATACGGCAAGGACATCTGGATGCGCTATACGCTCCCGACCCAGCACATCCTGTATTTCGGGCTCCAGGTCAAAAAGGGAAAGCTGGACGCAGCAGGCATGAGCAAGGCCGGGACCGCGAACGTCGCCGAGATCCACAATCAGGTGACCATGATGCTGGGCCACGAGATATTTGACCCCGAGACCAACCGGCGCGTTCTCGTGGATCATGCCTACATCGTGGCTGGTGGCGAAATCACCAAGGCTGCGAGGAATTGGCTCGGAAATAAGCTGGACGCGGCCAAGCGCAGCCAGATCATGTTTATGGACCGTGACGACATTTTGAACCTTTACGTGGTTACAAACCTGCCGCTCCCCAATGGGGCTCTGCCACCAAAGCCCGACCCGTTTGACGACGGGGCGATCCCGTTTTAGTCCCAGCGGAAATCATCTCGGGTCAGATAGCTGGGGCCGATGCCGACAGCGACGTGGAATGCGCGGGCTTCAGCCTTCGAACATTCGACGGGGAAGAATTGAGCCCCACTGTGCAGGAGCCAGATCGTCCGGGTAATGCCATTGCTGAAATCGAGGAATGGTTTTGCCTCGAAAGCCTTGCGCCACCGTCCGAGCCTGCCGGTTAGAAATTTGGCATGGGAGATCTCCCAACGGAAAGTCACTCTGGCCAGTGGCACTGGGTTCTCCGCTCCATGCGAGAAGCCCTTTGCCGCCTCCGTGTATTTGTAATCACGGGTCCAATCGCTCTCGCAGGCCAACACCTCCGGCCGACGCCCCGACAGCTTCCACATACGAAGAAAACTCGCAGGATCGCAGACAACCACCGCTCGGTCAGCGGGCAAATCCTCGTCCAGCCGCATGTATACTGTCTCGCCGTTCCTGAGAGGGATCGGACAGACGTGACGATCCCCCATCACGGGGAACGTGCGGCGCTCGAAAAAGGCCAAGACGGCACCTCTGATGGAACAATACTGGAAAAAATAGACCATCCAGCAGAAGGCCGCAGTGCTTTTCCTCCTGGGCGAGGTCTATGTCGATGCCTGACTCACGCGCCGAGGCCAACTTCCAGAAACATCCGCCTCTGCTCCGCCCATTCGACTGGGATCGGTTCCAGCAGCGCCCGCACGGTGAGCTTCTCGGGCTGCCGCCCAGCGAGAATCGCCTCTACGATATCGGGGGCCAGCAGCGTCAGGCGCAGAACACGGCTGGCGAAGGCGCGATCGACGCGTTCGGCCTTGGCCAGTTCGTTGATGGAAGCGTGGCGACCGGATTCCAGCAGGCGCCGCCAACGGAAAGCTCGGGCCAGCGAGCGGACGATGGGGCTGTCGACCGGCACCCGTGTCTCGGGATTGTAGAGGCTGCCGTCGGGCAGGACGATCCGCTTGCGCCCGCCGATGCGGCGGAAGGTCATCGACACGAACACCGTGGTCATGCTGCGGCCCTCCGGCCACGGGCCGGTTTCAGTTCCCCGGCCAGTTGGGCCAGCCCCTCGGTGCGGAGCGCGATGTTGATGCCTTCGGGGGAGATGTCGACCCGTTCCACCAGAAGCTGGACGATGCGGGTCTGCTCGGCGGGGAACAATTCGTCCCACAGGGGATCAAGCTGGCCCAGGGCGGCAGCCACCTCCTTCTCCGTCATGGCCTCGCCCTCGGCGCGGACGCTTTTCCAGGTGCGGGCCACCATCTCCGGGGTGCGCAGCAGCGAGCGCAACTGGTTGATCACCGCGTTCTCGACCTGGGCGGCGGGGACGCGACCGACCGGACAGGCCTCGGGGCCTTCCTTGATGATGCTGGTGGTGACGTAATAGCGGTACAGCCGCCCCTTCTTGCGGGTGTGGGAGGGCGTCATCGCCCGACCGCCGGGGGCAAAGATCAGCCCCTTCAGCAGGGCCGGTGTCTGCACCCGCGTGCGGTTGGCGCGGACGCGGGGGGAGACCTCGGTGATGGAGCGGACCTTGTCCCATAGGGCCTGATCGATGATGGCCTCGTGCTCGCCGTCATAGGTGACGCCCTTGTGGACCGCCTTGCCGATATAGAGCGGATTGGCCAGCATCTTGTAGAGGCCGCCCTTGTCCAGTTTCTTGCCGCGGCGGGTGACGCCCTCGGCGACCAGTTCCCGCACCAGCATGGTGGCGGAGCCGAGGCGGACGAAACGTTCGAAGATCATGCGGACGATTGCGGCTTCTTCCTCCACCACCAGCAGTTTGCGGTCGGCGCAGCGGTAGCCAAAGGGCAGCGGCCCGCCCATCCAGATTCCCTTGCGCCGCGACGCGGCCACCTTGTCGCGGACGCGTTCGCCAATCACTTCCCGCTCGAACTGGGCGAAGGACAGCAGGATGTTCAGCGTCAACCGCCCCATGGAGGTGGTGGTGTTGAAGGATTGGGTGATGCTGACGAAGGTGACGTTGTTGCGGTCGAACACCTCGACCAGCTTGGAGAAATCCATCAGCGAGCGCGACAGGCGGTCGATCTTGTAGACCACCACCACATCGACCAACCCGGCCTCGATGTCGCTCAGCAGACGCCTCAGGCCGGGGCGCTCCAGGGTGCCGCCGGAAAAACCGCCATCGTCGTAATGGGTCGGCACCAGCACCCAGCCCTCGGCCTTCTGGCTGGCGACATAGGCTTCGCAGGATTCCCGCTGGGCATCCAGCGAGTTGAACTCCATCTCGAGGCCTTCCTCGGTGGACTTCCGGGTGTAGACGGCGCAGCGCAGCTTGCGCACGACCTTGGACGCGGCGGGCTTCATGCGCCTTTCCTCCAATTCTTCATGCCAAAGAAGGCGTGGCCGTTCCAGCGGGTGCCGGTGATGGCGCGGGCCACCGCCGACAGCGACTGGTAGGGGCGGCCTTGGTATTCGAAGCCGTCCTCGCGCACGGTGACGCAGTGTTCGACGCCCTTCCATTCCCGCACCAGCCTTGTGCCGGCGATGGGGCGGTCGAGTTCCTTCTTGCGGCGGCCCTTGGTGGTGTCGAAATCCTCGGCCATGTTTTCCAGCCGGGCGACGGTGGTGACCGCCAGCCCGCCATAGGCCAGTTCCTGGAGGCGGTAGGCCAGCCGGCTTTCCAGGAAGGTGCGGTTGTAGGGCGGCGCCTCGGCTTCGAACAGGTCGCGCCACAGCGCCTTCAGGTCGGGGATTGGCGCGGTCTTCAGGGCGGCCAGGCGGGCCAGCAGCGGTTCCTCGGTCATGATTTCCTCCGTCGGTTGACGGGGACATGACCGCTCTGGCGGGCCGTGTAGTCGAGGCAACTGTCTCTGGCGTCAGCAGATAAACGACTGGATTTCCGCGCGTATAGCCGGATCAGGCCGGCGGCCAGGATTTCGGCGACCTCGTCGAGGCGCTCGGCGGCGGTCATGCGGTCGGGGGACAGGGCATTGTGCATCGGTGGGCCAGCGGTTTGAAAGTTGTTGCCGATGGCCAGGGTAGATACGCCGACGCAGAACTCCATTGATTTCAAACAGTTGTCGCAGATGGGCAAAAACAAACAAGCCTCAGCGAAAACGGGCGAACTTCCGTCATACCCGCATTTTCGCTTAGATTGATGTACTCACGCGGGGGAGACGGAATGGCGTTTGATCCAGATCGGCTGCGAAAAGCCCTGTTGTCGGCATCAACGCCGCAGGAATGCTGGGAACGGCTCTGCACTCACTTGGCATATGGCGGGCTGACGGCGGTTCTCTACGCAAGCGCGCCGCTTCGCCTGATGCAGGGGGACATCCCGAGAAGCGCCCTCCTGAAATACATCTCCACCTTCTCCCCCGAATTCATGGCGACATATGCGGAGCGCAGCTACGCCGATCTCGATATCGGTGTCGATCTTTGTATGCCGGAACCCGGAACCTGGCTGCCGCGCCGGCCGTTTCATCACTGGAATGGCGAATACATGTACAACCTCACCCACAAGCAGCTTGAGGTTGAGAGCTTCACGCTGAAACGCTATTGCACAGGCATCACCTTCGCCCTGCCGAATGAACTGGGAGCCTTCGGCGGCTTCAGCGTCGCCTGCGACGAAATGGCGATCGGAGAGTTCTGGGACGTGATGCGCGGCAACCATGCCGACATTGTCCTGTGTATCCAGATGTTCCATCAGCGCTATCAGCAGCTTCTTCTTCGAAAAGACACCGCTCTGATCGCCGACTGGGGGCTGGACGAAGCGCTGGCAAGCGACTGGAGGGCATTCCAGTTCGGCGATGTCCGTTTTGAGTTCGGGACCCACCAAGCCAAAGTCGTCCAGCTGCTTTTCGACGCCCGGGTTCACGGCAAGCCGTGGGTGTCGGGAAAGATCCTCAAGCACAAGGTGGGGTTCATCAGCGCGCGGCTGGTCGATTTGTTCAAGTCCAAGCCCCATTGGCGCCGCCTGATCCTGTCTGATCGCCGGGGGAACTACTGCCTGAATCTGAATCCGGCCCACACCGGCAGTTGATCGGCATCCGTGCCGCCCCGTCAACGCGCGGCGGCCCCATCCCACTCTCATCCCACAGCCATCCCACATCAAACGCCCGAATTGCCGTTGATTCGCGGCTTTCATCCCACCCCAGTCCCGACGACATCCCACAGCCGTCTTCGCCATCCTTTCCGGTGTGATTTCCACGCCGCACGAGGATGCAGCAATGGCGATGCTTTACATGAGACAGGGGGAACTCGCCGACAGGTGGGGGATCTCCGAGCGGACGCTGGAGAAATGGCGTCATTTCGGCCGGGGACCGAGCTTCCTCAAGATTGGCGGACGGGTGATGTACCGCCACGACGATATCGAGAAATTCGAAGCGGAGCAGATTCGCACCCGCACCGCGAATAGAGTCGGTCGGTCGAAGGGGGGCGCACAATGACCGCCCCCACACCCCTGAGCGTCCCCGCCTTCCAATCCTGGTTTGCGGACGCCGCCCCCGGTGAGGGGATCATCTACCACGAGGGCCTGCTCGGTCTCGACCGCGCCCGTGGTCCGTCATCCCTGCCCGAAACCACCCGATCCCAACTCAACCGTGTCGCCGCCCGAGCCCTGGCGCTGGCCGAGGACGGCGCCGTGCTGCTGGTGCAGCGACGCGTTGCCGAAGACCGCATCGCCTACATTGCCATCAAGGCGAGCGGCGACAAGCCCCGGAGGATCTGACCATGACCATCCCCAATCGCCCCCGTCTCGCCGACATGATGACCATGCCGGTGGGCGAAATCGCCAACCTTCCGCCGGACATGCTGTCCCTGCTGCAGGAAGAAGCCGAGCAAAACCTGCGCCTCGCCAAGATGCAGAAGGACTGGCTCGACGGCGTGCTGGACCGTCGGTACGCCCCCATCGCTGCCGAACTGCGCAGCCGCGACGGCAAGGACACCGGCACGGTGCGCTTCGAGGACGGCGCCGTCACCGTGGTGGCCGATCTGCCCAAGAAGGTCGAGTGGGACCAGGACCAATTGGCCACCATCGTCGAACGCATCCGCGCTGCCGGTGACGATCCGGGCGAATACGTCGAGACGGCCTTCAAGATCTCGGAGCGCAAGTATAGCGCCTGGCCCGGCCACATCCGCACCGCCTTCGCGGCGGCCCGCACGGTCAAGACCGGCAAGACCACCTTCACGCTTAAACCAACCACCCCCTGAAACAGCGACGGGGCAGCCCGTTCCGCAAGGGCGGGCAAGGCTTCCCTTCGGCGCCCGGTCAACGCCCCGTCGTCCCCCCCTTTGAATCGGAGACCCCCATGGCCGTTCGCATCATCACCGCCGACGAGCGCCTGTCGTCCGCCGGCAACAAGACCTCGGTGGCCATCTTCGGCCCGCCCGGCGTCGGCAAGACCTCGCTGCTGAAGACCCTGCCGCCGGCCCACACCGTCTGCCTGGATTTGGAAGCTGGCATGAAGTCGGTGCAGGACTGGCCGGGGGCCAGCATCCCGGTGCGCAGCTTCGGCGACTTCCGCGACCTTGCCGTGCTGATCGGCGGCCCCGATCCGGCGGTCGATCCCAACGCCTTCTACAGCGCCCAGCACCACCAACATGTGCGCTCGCTCTACGCTGGGTCCGGTGTCGAGGAATTCCTCGCCGCCATGCCGGTGATCTTCGTCGATTCCATCACCGACCTGACCCGGCAGGCCATGGCCTTCGCCAAACAGCAGCCGGAAGCCTTCTCCGACCGCACCGGCAAGCCCGACATCCGCGGCGCCTATGGCCTGCTGGGGCGCGAGGTGATCCAGGCGCTGAAGCACCTGCAGCACGCGCCGGGCAAGACGGTGATCTTCGTCGGCGTGCTGGAGAAGGTCACCGACGAGTTCAACGCCACCACCTGGCAGCCGCAGATGGAGGGCTCGAAGGCGGGCCGCGAACTGCCCGGCATCGTCGATCAGGTCATCTCCATGCACCTGTTTTCCCACGACGCCGACGGCAATTGGGAACTGAACGAGAAGGCCGCCGAGCGTCGCCTCGTCTGCCAGTCAGGGAACCCGTTCGGACTGCCCGCCAAGGATCGCTCCGGCCGCCTCGACGTGACCGAGGCCCCCGACATCGGCGCTTTGCTCACCAAGATCAACCGCATCCCCGCCTGACTGAAAGGAACCCACCCCCATGTCCTACGATTTCAACGACGCCCAGCCGCAGATGATGCCTTCGGGCGAACTGATCCCTGACGGCACCTTCGCCAAGATCCGCATGACCATCCGCCCCGGCGGCACCAACGGCTCGGCCCCCATGGATGCCGGGCTGCTGAAGGCGGCGAGCGAGAGCGACGCCAAGATGCTCGACTGCGAATTCACCGTGGTCGAGGGGCCGTTCGTGCGCCGCAAGTTCTGGCAGAACTTTACCGTGGCCGGCGGCAAGCTCGACGACAAGGGCCAGTCCAAGGGCTGGAACATCTCGAAGGCGTCGTTCCGCGCCATGGTGGATTCCGCCCTCGGCCTCAACCCCAAGGACACCAGCGATGCGGCCAAGGCCAAGCGGGTGATCCAGGGGCTGAAGCAACTGGACGGCATCACCTTCGCCGCCCGCATCATGGTCGAGCCCGCCAGCGATCCCAAGTACCGCGACCAGAACCGGCTGGCCAACGTGGTGCTGCCCGACGAGGCCCCATACGCGGCGGTCATGAAGGGCGAGGCGGTCGACCCCGATCCGGTCAATGCCAAGCCGCGCAAGCCGGCGGCAGCCAGCGTAGCAAGCAACGCCCCGGCCTGGGCCACCGATGCCGCTCCGGCACAGGCTCCCCAGCAGCAGTCGGGCGTGCCGTGGACCCAGCAGCCCCCGGCGCAACAGCAGCAACCCGCCGCCCAGGCCCAGCTCGCCGCGGCTGGCCCGGCTTGGCTCAACGGCTGATCGAGGCAGCGCCTGCCATGACGGATGATGAATGGCAGGCGCATGTCACGCGCCAGGCGGCAAAGGCGATCGGTGAATGGCTCGAGGCCCGCGGAAAACTGCACCAGCCCATCAGGGTTCTCGCCCTGTGGGAGCTGGAGGCCATGGCCCAGGCCGCCATCAGCAGCTTCGTGGTGCTGGGCTGTTCCCGGATCAAAGACGAGCCGGGCCAGCACCCGGACCTGACCCAGTTCTTGCTGGCCTGACCCTGTGCGCGGTGTGCGGGCGGGAAGCCAATGGCTTCGGCTACGTCCACCTCCTGCGCCATGACGAATACCCGTTCCACCGCTTCTGCTCGCGCCGCTGCCAGCAGGTCGGCGCAGAGATCGCAAGGGACCATAACGGCATGATCGACAAGACCGCCCGCGAAACCCAGGCCATCAAGGACGCCCGCCACCCGTTCGCCGAGGCGCTGACCGCGCTGGGCCTGATGGAACCATTCCTCCACCGCACAGCCGCCGACATCGACCGGCTGATCGAGGCCGCCGTAACCGGCTACGTCGAGTCCATGCAACGGCAGGCCGGAGTGAAGGAACGCACCGGCACCCCGTTCGACGACGAAATCCCATTCTGAGGTCCGCCATGCTTGATCTCAACCACGGCTCCGGCTGCCAGTACCTGGGGCCCACCCGCGATCCCGGCATCACGGTGGCGGTGAATGCCGCCATCGATGCCGCCCTGGTGGTCCGCAACCAGGCGCAAGTGGCCCGCCAGTACGTCAGCACCTCGGGCATCGGCCGCGAATGCCTGCGCCAGATCCAGTACGACTATCTCGCCGTGCCCAAGGACGAAGGCCGGGATTTTGAACCCAAGACGCTCCGCATCTTCGAGGCCGGGCATCGCGGCGAAGACGTGGTGGCGGCATGGCTGCGGGCGGCGGGA